TGCGAGGCGTTGATGGGGTTTCCTCTGAATTGGACAAAAATCACAACAACAGATTGAAGGCGCTCGGAAATTCTTTGTGTCCTCAAATCATATACCTAATCGGATTATCAATCATAGAAACTTATAAAAATAATTATGCCTAGAAGAGTAACGGATTTAATTTTCGTGCATTGCTCAGCAACGAAACCATCAATGGATATTGACGTAAAAGAAATTGATAGATGGCACAGAGAAAGAGGATTTCTCAAAGTCGGTTATCATTTTGTCATTAAACGTGATGGCACTAAAGAAACTGGCAGAGACCTAATGGAAGCAGGAGCGCACGTTAAAACGTACAATCACCGCTCCATTGGTATCTGCTTAGTTGGTGGAGTATCTGAAACAGATGTAAATGTCTGGGAAGATAATTTCAACCCAGAGCAATACGCAACACTTTACAATCTTTTAATAGATTTAAAAAAGCAATTCCCTGACGCGTTAATCCTGGGACACAATGAAGTGAGCGCCAAAGCTTGTCCTTCATTCAATGTACCAGAATGGTTGGTGAAAAAAGAAATTATTAAACCAGCAGTAGTAACCACGCCTGAAGAAAAAGAACAACTCGAAGAAGCACGCGAAAAATATAGGAAGGAGCAACTTGACATATTCAACCGCCAACGAAAAGAAGAATAGTTTTGTAAGACATGAGCCTTGCCCTGGTTGCAAAAGTAGAGATAACCTAGCTAGGTACTCTGATGGGTCAGCTTATTGTTTTGGTTGCAAGTACACAGAGAGGTCTCAAGATATGCCCTCTGTTGTTTCAATTTCAAAACCAAAATCAAATCCTATTTTCTCTGAAGGAGAATTTAAAGATTTAAAGAAAAGAAGAATCTCCGCTGAAACATGCAGGAAGTTTAATTACAGTGTTGGAACGAGGGACGACAAGAATGTTCATGTCGCGAACTACTACAATAAAGATTTAGAACTCGAGGCGCAGCACATTCGCTACCCAAATAAGGACTTTAAATGGGTAGGTAAAATCCAAAATGTTCTTCTGTACGGACAGCACTTATGGCGTGATGGCGGTAAGATGCTGGTCATAACAGAAGGAGAACTGGATTGTTTATCGGTATCTCAATATGTATTTCAGAATAGGTTTCCTGTTGTTTCTATCCCTTCTGGTGTTCAGTCAGCTCCAAAGTACGTTGCTGCTAATATCGAATGGCTAGAACTATTCGACCATGTAATCTTCTGCTTTGACAATGATAGTCAAGGCAAAGAAGCGGCCATTAAATGTGCAGCTCTTCTATCTCCAGCTAAAGCTAAAATTTCTTCGCTCCCTTTAAAGGACGCAAGCGACATGATTCAAAACGGCAAAGCCAAGGATTTAGTGGACTGCGTTTATGGCGCAAAGATTTACAGACCTGACGGAATAAGAAGTGGAAGTGAAACCTGGGAACTGATAATTGCAAAAGATACTGATTCTACATGTGACTATCCGTATCAAGGATTAAACACAAAATTAAGAGGACTTCGTAAAGGAGAAATCATTACGCTAACTGCTGGCTCAGGAATAGGTAAGAGCCAAGTATGCAGAGAAATAGCTCATCATTTAATTAAAAGAAATCAAATGGTAGGCTACATAGCCTTAGAGGAAAGTATTCAGCGAAGCATGCGCGGATTGCTTTCTATCTCTCTAAACAAACCAATTCATTTGCAAGAAGTGCGAGAAGAAATTCCTGAAAAGGAAATAAAGAAAGCCTATGACTCACTTCGTAAGAATGTTTTTTTCTATGACCATTGGGGGTCTTCAGAAAGTGAAAACCTTATGAGTAAAATAAGGTATCTTGTAACAAGTTGTAAATGCGACTGGATAGTGCTTGACCACATATCAATTATTGTCTCAGGATTAGATGGAGACGAAAGAAGAATGTTAGACAGCACAATGACTAAACTTAGAAGTTTAGTTGAGGAATTAAAATTTGGAATACTTTTAGTTTCACATTTAAAAAGACCTATTAATAGTAACAGAGGACATGAAGAAGGATTAACAACTTCAATGTCTCAACTCAGAGGCACTGCAGGGATAGGACAAATATCAGACATTGTTATTGGTTGTGAAAGAAATCAACAATCTCATGACCACCCAAACTTAATGACGATTAGAATACTTAAAAATAGGTTTACTGGCGATACGGGCATTGCAACATATATAAAATATAATGCTGCTACTTGTAGATTAATAGAAGAAGGATATGACTTTTCAGAAACCGCAGGACATAGAAGAGGAAATGATTTCTAGTTTTATAGATGAATTTCTTCAATCTGACCCTGACTACGAATTATTAACTCGGGAAGAACAAGACAAAACTTTTGGTATCTATCAAATAATATTAAGAGCTGTTTACAAGTCTTCCTTTCATGAAAATGTTTATCCAATTATTTTTGCAAATGACACTCCTTCAAAAAAGGTAGTCGAAAAAGCAATGAACAAAATTCAGGACATACTTCCTGAGGTGCGAAAAATCACTGTTTCCCTGGTAAATTAGCCAGGTACAATCACACCACCCTCCTCGATTAAGGCCTTCACAGTGCAAATATGAAGGAAAAATTTTTAAAATATTATGAAATTTGTATTCGATATAGAGACAAATGGATTATTGGACGTTTTAGATACTATTCATTGTATCGTTCTTAAAGATATAGAAACTGAAAAAGTTTATAGCTTTACACCTGACAAGGTAGAAGAAGGTTTAAAACTTTTAAGTGAAGCAGACGTAATCATTGGTCACAACATTATTAAATTTGATTTACCGGCAATTAGAAAAGTATATCCAAATTTTAAAACAAGAGCTCACGCTACAGATACTTTAGTTTGCTCAAGATTAATTTGGTCTGATGTAAAAACACAAGACTTTCAAAATGCTTCTCGATATGGTTTCAATACCAAGCTGATAGGCTCACATTCTTTAAAGGCCTGGGGTGTCAGACTTAACTTACACAAGGGTAAGTTCTGTGAAAACACCGACTGGAAAAAATGGTCGCCTGAAATGCAGGACTATTGTGAGCAGGACGTAGAAGTAAATAATTTATTCTTTAGAGTAATAGAGAGTAAAAAATATTCTCAACAAGCTTTAGAACTAGAACACCAATTCGCTGTATGTATTTCATTGCAAGAACGACATGGATTTAGTTTTGATAGAGAAGCTGCAGAAAAACTTCTTACTGATTTAGTTAAAAGAAGATTGGACTTAGAAGCTGATTTACAAATCGCGTTTCCTGAATGGCAAAAAGATTTAGGAGAGTTCATTCCTGCAAGAAACAATAAAACAAAAGGCTACATAAAAGGAGTTGCAATAAACAAATATGAAACTGTTACTTTTAATCCTAATAGTCGTCATCATATTTCTTTTAATTTAAAAAATAAATATGGTTGGAAACCAAAAGAGTTCACGCCTGATGGCAGACCTCAAATTGACGAAAAGGTTTTATCTAAATTAAAATTTCCTGAAGCAAAACTGCTTTCAGAATATCTACTTATACAAAAAAGAATCTCTCAATTAGCTGAAGGCAATACTGCGTGGCTAAAATTAGAAAAAGGAAATAAAATTTATGGCTCAGTTAATACAAATGGAGCAGTGAGTGGGCGTTGTACGCACATGCAACCGAATATTTCTCAAGTTCCTGCTGTTGGTGTCCCTTATGGCAAAGAGTGTCGCTCTTTGTTTGTTACTTCTTCTGGTTACAAGCTTGTGGGTGTTGATTTCAGCGGTCTCGAGCTTAGGTGTTTGGCTCACTACATGGCTCGTTATGATAATGGAATTTATGCGAAACAAGTTGTCGAGGGTGATGTCCACACATTTAATCAAGAAGCTATGGGTCTCTCTTCTAGGAATGTGGCGAAGCGAGTAATTTATGCGCTCATTTATGGCTGTGGAGACAGAAAAATGGGTGAAATTATAAGCGGAACTGCAAGAGAAGGTAAGGAATTAAAAGAGAAATTATTTGAAAAGATACCAGCTCTCAGTCGTTTAAAAGACGCGGTACAAAATAAAGTTCAAGCTACTTCAAATTTAAGAGGAATAGATTCAAGAATTTTACAAGTACGTTCTCAACATTCTGCTTTGAATTTATTAATTCAATCTGCAGGAGCAATAATCGTTAAGCAAGCAACAACTCTATTACATGAAAAATTATTTATGAAATATAAATATGGTGAAGACTTTGCAATGGTTGCACACATACATGATGAAATGCAACTCCAGGTAAAAGAAAAACTGGCAGATGAAATAGGAAAGTTAGCTGTACAATCCATTAAAGACACTCAAGATATTTTTAATTTCAGATGTCCTTTGGACGCTGAATACAAGATAGGGAATAATTGGGCTGAGACACATTAATTGATAGAATATAACGATACGTCAGATTGGGACATAGATTTAAAATTTGGCAAAAAACACGAAAAGAAAATAGGAAAACTATTAGGCTTAAAGGCTGAAGAAATCGAAGTCAAAGCAGAACGCAGCTGGTGGAATACTACTGGCAATATCTGCATAGAGATTGAACGAAGAGGAAAGCCCTCAGGTATAAGTGTCACAAAAGCTAAAATATGGGTACACGTTTTAGCTAAAGGAGATAAACAATATTTACGTTTATTGTTTGACGTGCCTACTCTCAAAAAGCTCACAGAAAAATTTAAGGATAACTGGAAGATGGTTGGCGACAGAAGAGAAACAAAAGCGATTATGATTCCTTTTAAAAAAATAATTCATGAACTTGTTGAAACAGATTAAACTCGGACATTTTACTATTAAAATAAAATCGTTGCCTAGAGATATTGCAAGCTCAGATGAACAAGAGGGAAGCTTTCATGGCAGCACTCGTACAATTTATATAGATGAAAATATTATTGAAAAAGGTGGAGCTGACTTAGTTTCAGTATTGCTCCATGAATTACTCCACGTTTCTTATTATAAAAATAATTTATCTAAAACTTC